GAATAGTGTGTATGTACGTGTAGTCCTACGTAATTCATACTACCAATCAGTATTTGTTGCTGAAGTTACTGATGGTGAATCAAAGCCAAGATAAAAACTTTCTTGCTCTGCATATGGAATCCGACGCAAAGCCATCTCAAGTGGATAAGGTGCTAGCCCTTCCCAATTAAATGGTTCTTTATCTGGAGCAGACGGAATCATAGTATAACTAGTTTCTGTACTTTGTCCATTACGTTTAAGTTTCCAAGTTAGGTTTGAGATGCTTCCTGTTTCTAAAGCAAACTCACGAATTGTATTAAATGATGACTGCTTGCTAACACCCATTGACCAAATTGCTACGTATGGTGGTTCAATACCATCATCTACTAAAACGTTGCAATAAAAACGAAGGCGTGCTCTCCAGCCAGCCTTTGGATCTTTTCTGTGCATCTCTTCTGCCCAGTCACGGCCTTCGGAATCCATCGTGTCTACAGCCTTGCGCTTGTAATCTTTTGGATTAACATGTTCTTTTACAACAAGAGCAAGACCACGATCTGCATTATAACTTGCAGAATCCTCATCTAGTTCTTCTATAAAACGAATTTTAACTGATTGTCCATCAGCCAATTTAAGCCAACGAACTTTTGGTGTATCTGATTTTGGTTTGTCGAGCAGGGCGTTGATATTTTTTAGTCCCTTAATAACGCTCATATGTTTCTCCTTTGTGTTTTGTGTATTTAGTTTAGCATAAGCGATATAGATTTGTCAAACTGAAATTCTAAATTTCTGATTGCATTATCATCCATATCGCCTATGTCTTTATATTCTATATTAAGTTGTATTACGGAGACACGAGATTTTAATTTTTCAACTATTCTCTCTTTCATGTTCCCCCCTGCTTCATCATTATCTGCAATAACAATAATGTTATTGAAATATTTTTGAAGCAAATCTATTTGTGTATTTGATACATTAGCCCCTAGGGTAGCAACTGCAGCAAAGCCAACTTGGTCTAGTCTAATTGCATCAAAAGAGGATTCTACCACATAAACTTTTTCTGATGCTTTTACTTTATGAAGATTAAAAAGTGTCTTTGCTTTTGGAAGTTTTGGGGTATTTTTAAAATCTTTGCCTTCAATAGATCTTCCAACAAAACCAACTGCTAATCCGTCTGGTGAATGAACTGGAACAGTAACCATATCTTGTTTTTCCGAATAGCCTAAGTTAAATTTAACAATTGATTCTTTTGTTATTTTTCTACTTTCATAATAAGACATAGCCCTTGGTGAAATCAATGCATGATTATTCAATCTTTTAATAATTAATTCATCAAAAGCAACATAATCTGGAACATCTACAAGGGCTTTATTAACAAATTGTTCAATGTTTGTTTCTTTCCCTTTGCTTGCAATAAATCTAACCGCTTCAAAATAAGTTCTATTTGTGGCAGTCATTACTAATTCAACTAAGTCTTTGGTTTCTTGACAAGAAAAGCAAAAAAAGGTTCCTCTTGTTTTTGACACTTCCCCTGCAGGAGTCCTAAAGTTGTTATGATATGGACAAAATATCATAAAGTCATTATCCATTTCTGACTCTATATTAATGCCAGATCCGTCTAACACTCTTTTTACTTGATCTTCGCTATATAAATCTATTTTATTATTTGCCACTTAAATCCTCAAAATCTTTATACTTATAGTATCCTTTGTCAAAATCTGCTTGAACTAAAAACTCTCCCATAAAACCATTTCTATTTTTTCTAAAAGCACATTCAATAATATCACTATTTGCTGCTCGGCCTAGCGCTAGCACCCAATCTGCATCATAAGCAATCTGTCTAGACCAAGCAGTCTGGCCTAATGTTGGTACTGTATTGAGGTTTGTAACATCATCAGGAGTGGCTGATGAGATAGCAATAATAGGGACCTCTTCACCAATTGCCATAAGTTTTAACTCTCTTGAAAGATTTTTCATTCTTACTGTTTCGTTATCAGATTTTTGATTTGGAGACATTAATTGCAAATAATCCACAATAACAAAATCTGGCTTATACTGATCAATCTTTCCACGAACAACTGAAGGATTTACTTCTCCCCCGCTATCATTTGAAATAATGTGAAACTCTGGTTTTCCAACTAAGTTTTTTTCATGCCATGACTTTAGCATGTCTAATTCAATTTCACCATTGCTTATTTTTCTGTGTGACCAAACACCTTGGCCCATAATGGTGTATACACGATTTCTAACCTCTACTTCTGACATTTCTAAACTTATTACTAGTGGAGACTTTCCTTGTTTCCATGCTTGTACCGCAAAATAAAGAGCAAGCCAAGATTTGCCAATTCCTGGATACGCAAGGAAAACACCAAGTTGGCCTGGCATAATTCCAGATGGAAGGTAGTTGTCAAATCCTGGCAAACCTGTTTTAATTCCAACCGATCCTAGTTCTTTCATTTTTTGCACATTGGTAAAATAGGCAACGGCAGAATCTAAATCTGTGGCATCAATATCTCTAATTGCAGCAACATTCTTTTTTAACTCTGATGTTTTATTAATCAATCCTGTTAGGGCTATGTCTCCATTCCCACCCTGAACATCAGTTGCAGCAGATCTTAAAATATCTTTTAGACTATCGGTTAGATATTCTGCCTGCAATTCTTCTAAGTGATATTTAGTTGCACCAACATTCTCTATTGTTTGAAAATCTCTAAATTTTTCAACAACCAGTGACTCGGGAGGGACCGCAGTATTAGCCTCATAATATTTTCTTATAAATAGCCAAAGGTCTGTATGTGTTTTTAAAAGATTTTCAACATTAGCCTGCAAAAGAACATGCATTTGTTTATCTTTAAGAAGTGCCGATATAAGTTTAGATTCTGTGTTATTCACTTAACCACTCCTTTGCAAGTCTTTTACGCTCTTCACGTTCTTCATCATCTTTAATTTTATTTAACTTTGCTTGAAGTATTTTTTCTGCATTATATGCAAAATAATTCCAAGAAGGGGCCAGAGCAATATCAAAATAATACTGAAGTAAATCATAGCACTGTCCAATTCCGTAGGACTCTATTAAAGCGTCAGAGGCCCACTGCTCAACATTTAAATTTAACGATGCCTTTTGCTCATACTTTGCCGTATGCAACTTATTGTACCTACTTAGCAAAGCCATTCGGTCTTTGCGTTCAGCCACTATACGTCTATTTCTGCTTTGGCTTCGTTAAGTTTATCAGTTAATTTATCTTCAACAAATTTATAAACTCTTTCAAAAGCCTGATCCGTATTTTCCCCATCACGTCTACTATCTACTACGCCAAGATCAAGCCTTAGTGATTGAAAATTTCCAAGGTTTAGCGTATATCCCAATGTTACTGATACTTTGGTTGGTTCATTTATTGCTACAGGATTGTTATCTGACACTTTGTTACCCCTTTCAATTTAACTATCTTATTGATTCATTCCAAATAGGAATAAATCTTCCATCTTCAGTTTTCGTATATGTAAGTATACCATCGCCCATTTTTCTTGTCAACTCTTGTTTTGTGGGAGTCATATTGTTTGTAATTAATCCATCCTTTCGAGGTTGGCCAATATGTATACTTGCAAGTATATCACGTATCTCTTTTACTTGCGATTCAGAATAATATGCTCTTATTTGATATCCACGTTTTCCATTTTCAGAACAACCAAGTGGTGGAGGAATGACTCCTCGTTTTATTAAACTTGGCATATATTTTCTATGCCTATTGACAAGTTTAGCGGTCTCTGCTATAGTGTATGCCTTTTCTCTATTTTTTTTAAAATCCAAAATAAAACAAAGTTCAATTTTATTTTTAACAATATTATAAATAGCAACAGTTCCATCTGATCTATTATAGTGATGAATTCTAACTAAGTCTTTATTTAAAAACCAAACAGAGCCACTACCTTTTATTACAGATGATTGATTATATTCTTGGCCCTCAATTTTTCCTTTTGCAGTAGCCATAGCCCCTCACTTGATGTTGACGGTGGATTATAAAATTTTCTAGTCCCGCATTTTAAGCAAAATGTTTCTAAATGTTGTTCTTGACTATATAGTCGATCAACGAACATTCTATTTTTACATTTTGGGCATTTAATCATTAATTTGGAATGCCTACAATAATAAGATTTACCCATACCGATAAATCTCCAGATGCTCCAAATTTTACGCTCCCCTCTACACGAGAAGTTGTAATATTTTTTAAAATTATAGACACATTTTTTCCTGCTGGAGTATTTCCTACGTTGACTGGGGTTGCAGTAACAATTGGAGCATACTTAAAGTTAGTGCTAAAGTTATAAAAAAAGTCTTTTTCTGTTGTTGGTGTCACAGTTGTATTGTTAAAAATTTCAACTCGGCCAGCAACTACTCTCAATTCTGAAGTTTTTACGTTTGATTTGTCTGATCCAACTGTGTCTACTGTTGCGTAATTAGAGGTTGTTGAAGAAACTTCTGACGCAAGATCATTTACGGCTTCAGCCAATTGATAAATGTAAGTTACATCTAGAGGCTGTCCTCTTTCTGGCAATGGTATTTTTGACATTTTTTCTCCTTTTACTAGTATATCAGGTTAAACTTTTTAAATCACTAATTAAATACGTGGCTGCATTAAATGGTCCTTTTAATATTGTCACTTTTTGTACTCTAATTTTAACGTGACTTGGAGCAGAAACACCATATGGATAAGAAATAGAATAACTTGTCCCTGTAGATTTTCCAACCCAAATCCAATTACTTAAAATGCTATTTGTTGTCCATTGAACATAAATGTCAAATTCTTTAATTGAGGCTTGTTCTGTTTGTAATATTTTTTCTGCATCTGTTGGGTTGGCAATTAATAAGGCTGGCATTGTCCACGAAGCATTAACTATGTGTGAATTAGTATCAACGCTAACGTTATGCGGAATATTTGTAGTTTCTGGACTACTTGGATTAAAACCAGTTTCAGTAAATGTATTTTGTATTGTCATTTGTTTTATTGGAGACCAATGTGAAAATCTGTTTTTGTCTTCTGATAATATACGATATCTTAGCGTGTAAGTTAAGTTTGTGTTATCGCCCAACGTTGGAGGAAGGTCTGATGATCTTATAATACTTTGTTTAATTCCTGGGTCTACCATTACCCAACCCCAATGGAAAATTTAAACTCTACATAGTTACTTGTGTTTGAAGATTTAATAATTGTTGTGGCATTGTCATTCTGAACAACGGAATACCCTACCAGGCCATAAAGCGGATTTGGTGTATTTAGGTTCTCAAGTCTTAAGGCATCCAAAACAACATAAAAGTCATCAGATGCGGTGCCACCATCAACAACTGATACATAGATATTAATTGTGTCGGCAGTTGCCCAAGTAAAATTTGATGTAGTGTAAAGTTCTTGTTTTTGTTTTTTTACAATGCAATATCTATTGTTTGCAAAATCTTGTTGTCCAGAACCACTGCCATTGGCAACAGTTGCCTCAAATCTAGAAAATTTAGTTTCATCACTACTACTAATAAACTCAACAATAATTTTAACTGTGTCTGGAACTGCTACAGAATCTCCGTCTTTATTTATTACAGAAAATGCTAGGCTTAATTCATCCGATGGAGCATTCTTGGAAAGATCTAAAGATATTCCACTTGTTCTGATGTGTTCAGGGTCATTTCCTACAACTAGATGCCCACCTGAACTTGTCATTATAGAAGAATCTCCACGCATTGCAATAATATTATTATAATACCTGCAACGTTCATACCTTGCTGCTCTATTTGCATTATAAAATATTTTATTGTCTGCGTTAGTTTCAAAAATTTTTGAGGCTGTCTCAATTACGTTGTCTGACAATGTTCCGTCTAATGGCTGAATAATTCTTTCAATATCTACGGTTGCGCTTGGAGAAACATGCTGCCAGTTTTCTGTTTGTGTAAAAGTTAGCAAAGTTCGACTGTCATAGGAAGCAGCATAAGGGTTTGACCCAGCAGAATAAATACCAATTTCAGAAATCTCATACCTTTCTTCTGTTGGCAATTCTGCTGTTAATACCAACTTGGACTGTCCGTCTTCTACAACATACCCTCTTGAACTTATTGGTACACGAAACATTTCAAAATCTAGATTTTCTTTTGCAGAGTAGTCTGGTGGGCTATCAAACGTATCTAAAGGCTTTGCCCCGCAGCCGAGAGCCATATATGAGGCATAGGCTGGAGTTTGTCCCAGTAAATATTTTGCAATAATGTATTTGCCAGTATTGGTTATCATGACTCTCCCGCTTCAAGCACTATAGTATATATTGTACCACTTATGCTTAATTGAACTTCTACTTGCTCGTCTATATCCAAATTTATTAAATCAATAACAATATCTTGGCTATCATTTAAATATACATTTTCTCCATTTGCTCCGCCACCAACATATGGTATTTTGTTTTCTAATTTAATACCAAAATTAGAAAAATATTTATCTGAAGTATTTTGTAGGCTTAGTAGGCGCTTTGAAGAAAATTCTTGATTTAAAGATGTTAAATTTTTAATCAACTGATTAGGAACATAGTCTCCTGAAATTATGTCATGTCTAGACATAGACAAAAGTTCCTGTCCTCCAATGTCTTCAAATAAGATGTCAATTAAAGTTGTGGCTGGCAAAGTCTCGTCATCAAATAAAATTACTTCTGGGTTAGCAATTTTTACCTTGTAGGTAGTGGGTGGTGGTGGAGGGGGAGGTGGTAAATTTATTGGAACTGCTGTAACTATCGGTGTAAAAATAATTCCAGGATTTCCTGAAAATGGGCCCTGTATCACTTCTGGACCTTTAACTGGAGGGATTGGCTCTTCAACTGGCGCAGAGGCCTGTCCAGGCAAATTTACTTTTGTTCCAGACCAAATCATATTTCCATTTTTATATTTTGGATCTGAAGTAAATTTAGGATTTAAATCTTTTAATTCTTGTAAAGATATACCAGCATCTACAGCAATTTTTGAAAGAGTGTCTCCTTTTTGAACTGTATATTTTTCTACTTTGGGTGGGGGAGTAGCGGGAGCATAAGTTTTTGCAGCAGCATGTCTTTCCCAGTTTTGAGAGTCTGTAGGCAAGATTACACCTCCGCCATATATAATGTCATATTTGGACCGCTTCCATTTCTTTTATAATCTATATTGTAAATAACAAACTGCTTATCGGGGTTTGAAATTAAATCTACCCCATCTTTATTGTAATCAATTTGAACTATATCTCCTAATTGAAGAATTGGCAATGAAAATATTTCTGCGCCAACAAGTTTTTTAGATTTCATAGATTTTTCAATAATCCATCCTAAAATATTCTCAGCATCTGAAGATGTTTGGATATATGGACTTTCTAAAGTAAAACTACTAATGCCATGATTTATTCTGCTTTGTTTAATCTGGTTATAATCTTGAATACTTACTAACTCAGACCTAACTGTGGTGTTGTCTAAATTATTTAACTCAGAAAAATTTGATTTTTTGTTAAAATAATCATCTACAGATAACGTATATGTTGTGTCTTGTGTAAATGCTATTCCTTGAATTTTTAAAGAATTTCCTCCAGTTCCATCTAGAAAAAGCGCAGAGTCTGTTGCATTAAATACTAAAAATTCTGCTCCATAGGAGTCTGCTTGAAAACCAGAAACAACATATCCTTTTATTGTGCTTGTAGTGGGAGACATTTTTGCATATAATGCTGGGTATGCTTTGTCATACTTTATATTAAAAGATGCAACCTCTCTAAAAATAGAACCAAACTCATCATAATACATGTTATATCTTGGTGGCTCTAAACTAGATATTCCACTTAAGTATGTAGATTGAACAATTCCACTCATTGCATATTTTCTTAATGCTGAATTGGCGTTAACTTGATTTGCCCCAAATACTGAAGATATAGAGTCCGTAACATTAAATACTGTGTTTTGAGAATAATTTTCCCCTAAAGCATAAATATTTTCAAACATGCATTTTGAAGATCCTCTTACAAAAAGAGAAATGTTATTATATATAGGCAGTGGATCTGTGTCGTCAACTATACCAATTAACTTATTATTAATATATAAATAAAATTTTCTTGTTGTTCCGACATTTGAATACTCAACTGCTAAATCATATACGGTTGGATTTTCTTCTCCAGATTTCCTATACTGGCCAGTAAATTTGCCATCATCTACCAAAACATTAGTTAGCCCTGACCAAAGTTTTATTGGTATAGCATTTCCAGAACTATCTTTTTTAATTTTATAAAAAACAACGTTTGAGATATTATTTTCAGATGACCCGTCTGACTTAATTTTTAAGTATGATTCAATATTTTTTTCTGTTAAAGCAACTATTTCAAAATAATATCCATTATTTGTTTCTGGGTTAATCATAACGCCAAGGCCACCAGAGCCTCCGCCAATACTTGAGTTTTGATTTGGCTGTGTTGTTGGCACTTGATAATATGCCGAACTGCCAATCGGGGTCTGAAGTCTATCTTCATTGCTTCCCTGATTTCCAATAATTCTTATTCTAGTTCCAAAATGTTTATAGGAATTATTTAAGGGCTTGTATACATAAG